TAAAGGACACCTCTGGTATATCGACTGAATGCTTCTTGCCCTCTGCAGCCCAACCTAAAGCTTCCTCTGTCTGGTTGTCTAAGTCAGCCATTTACTTTGTCCCTCAAGTACTTTAGTTGTCTCAGCGCTTTGATAGCACCCTGATGTCGGTATAGCTCTGCAGTATCAGAGATGTTTTCCATACTTCTATGTGTGGAAGAGATGCACCCATCAAGCTCCTCAATGAACGCATCCCATATCTGTTTATCGTTAACTAGCTTCTTAAGCGACATTACCGCTAAACCCTTGCTCACCAGGTGTCGGTGCTGTACCTACGCCTATCTGAGAGCCACCGCCACCTGAGGTGTCCTGTACGCCCTGTGGAGCCTGTCCTTCTGGTGCTGGGCCACCTTGGGGCATGTTTACACCTTCCGGCCCTACAGGAGGCTGTACGGGAGCCTGAAAGCCTTTTAGGATCTCAGCTTGGATAGATGCGTCCTGCATAGAGTTAGTAACCTTATCGGGGTCAAGATCCATAGACTTAGCAATCTCACGAATGATGTAGTCCATCTTAGCAAAAGGAGCTAGGACTGGGTTCTGTGCAACCTGCAAGAACTGCATCAAACGCTGTGACCGTACTTCGTTAGCCATGAGGCTCTCTGTACCAGAGGCATGTACCTCTAAGTCACCACGAATCTGATCATCAAAGTCAAACTGCATGTTGAATGAGAAGAAAGCTTTACCAAGTGGGCGAAGTAAGTAGTCATCAACGTTCTTAACTACCGTCCTAATAGAACCGTTAGCAGCAGACATAAGCATAGAAATACCAGAAGCTGTACGCCCAACACCAGATACTCCGGTTTGTCCATGAGCGAAACTAGGGAATCCAGTACTTTCATCTGCTAGTACTCGTGCCTTATCAAAGAGTTGCATGTTCTCTTGTGCTACGTTAGGGAACTTGGTGCCGAAGATTCCTTGCCCTGGAGCACCGCCCTGACGCCGGAACACCTTGCCCGGATACACAGATAAGTCCTGACCTGGTACAAGGTTAGTCTCATCTACTTCAATGATAAGATTACCAGATAGTGCAGCGTTGTCAATAGCCATACGCATAAAGCCATTCATCAACGTCTGTGTATCATCCATGTTCTCAGCAATGCCTACACCAAAGAAGGAGTAAGGGTTATGCTCATAGGGTACAGCGTAGTAAGGAATACGTGTAGGTTTGAATGGGTTAAGTACGAAGCGTAGTACCTCACCGTTACATACCCATACGTTACAGTTAACCTCATCAAGATCTCGTAGAGCTTTAGGAATAGCTACTCCATGCTCTTCTAGAACATCTGTATCTACAAAACCCCAGAACTCTAGTACCTCCCAACGCTCAGAGGACGGCTGTGTATCGTCATCCTCCATAGTCATCTCCCAGTACTTCTGAACGTAGTCTGGGCCTTTATCAATAGCTAAGCTAATTGAGTCAGACATAAAGTAGGGACGGTTCTTAAGAGCACGTAATTGAGTACGTGACATCTTATGACGTTCTACCACATACTCAGCATCATTCATAGACTTAGCTTCTGGGTCAGGGTAGAAGTCCCAAACAGAAACATGGCTACATTCTGGCACAGTCTTTACGAGAGGTTCATACTCACCTTCACCGTTCCAGTTAGGATATTCTTTATCTACAGCAAACGGACCCTTCATGACACCCGTGCCAAGTAGAGCCATCTCAAATGCCATAGAGCGTAGATGTACAGAAGCACCAGACTCTTGAAGCTGATCGTGGATCTTCTTTTCCATCTTCTTAGCTGCAATCATAGCAGGATGGAATGTTACTGTGGTAGGAGTAGTACCGTCACCCTCAACTACCTTATCAGATACAGCTGAAAGTTTATCTTCTAGGGGGCCTAGACGATTAGCTAAGTCTGATAACGTAGCTCCAGGTTTAAGCTCTGTAACACCATCCAGTAAGTAGGGTGCAGCGGGTTTTTGCTCAGTAATAGGCCGTAACGCATCTCCTGCTGCTGCGGCGTTAGGATCTACGTTGATATGTACAGACTCTGCAACACCGTCAGGTAATACAGAGGGATTAACAGATAAAGGAAACTTGTTGTTACCAAACAGTACATCAACAATCTGTCCATACGCTGCAAGGGTCTTAGTCTTAGTGACCTTAACAAACACACGTGACTTCTCTGTGTCTGTGAACTGTACGTCTTTGCCATACAAACCACGATAGTTGCGATAGGCTTTTAGCCACCGCTCTTCATCTGCAAACCTAGCATCTTCTGCACGTTTATAGCGCTCAGCTACAAAAGCAACTACACTAGACTTAGTTTCAAAGATACTGTCCGTACTGTCTTCAGCAGCTACGACTTCATCTGTTTCAAACATTTCTTCTTGTTCTGCCATAATCAATACCCGAATTGTGGATCACTAGCTTGAAAACCAGTGCGTTGTTTTGCTGGGTTAAAGTCCCATATGCTGCTACGTGGACGTGTCATAATACCGTATCTTAGAGCGTCATACAAGTGATCCTCTGCGTGAGTATCAACATCTTCTGGGTTTTTCTTATCCAGAGGAATACTAGGAATCTGTGCTATCGTGTTTGTACAATTACTCATAAACACTAGCTGAGGCTTTTCAGTGAACTCATCCACCTTTAAACGCCTGTGTATCTCGTTCTTACCTGCGACACGTGAACCTCTTGACCGATCAGAGGGACGCCAACGGCAACCCTTCATGTTCATCTGCTCTGCCAAGCTAGGTCCAGTGTCGCCACGGTTGTGCCATAAAGAACTATCCAGCACCCCGTATCTCATTGTACCATCTTTTGCTTCTGCTTCCAATATCAAATCCGCTAAGTCAGAAGCTGTAACTTTAGATACATACATCTCACGGTAAACAATTACTTGTTCGTCAGGTGCTACAGCAAACCAGAGAACACCAGTGTAACTACCATAACCGTAATCGCAAGCCCTAAACTTTGCCCAAGAGTCAGGTATCTCAAATGAGTCCACGACATGTATCTTTCTGTCAAACTCTGGAAAAGCGGCACCTTCATTAATATCCCAGTTACCTTCAAGTAACTGCTTACGCTGATGCTCCGGCAGAGAGAGAAGCATCGCTTCATAGTCGCCAGAGTCAGATAAGTACGGATTATCAAATAGAGAGGCTGGAATAAAGCGGCGCTTAAATAGAGGCTGGCCCTCTTTACTATGACCTTTAGGGTAGGTGATCGTTTCACCAGATTCAAGATGAGTTGCCCAAAAAGACTGGTTCGATCTTGAAGGGTCAATAAACATCTTTTTAACCCAAGCATGTCCACTTCCTCCGGGGTTTGTTGTTGCCCTCATGTAGAGGCCTAATTTATTAGAGTGTGCAGACCTCAATCGAGATCTCATATAATCCCAAGCGTAAGGTGAAGACCATTGAGTAAGTTCGTCAAATCCAATCCAGTTAAAAGCCTGACCCTGATAGCGTGTAACATCTGTGTCCTTATCCAAGTATGACATCCAGAGGCGACCGCCTTGAGGTGATGTCCATTGAGACTTACGCTCTGACCATTTAATGCCCGGAATAGCACGGGGATATAGCTCCTGAGACTTTTGTATTAGTTCCCTTAGTTCTTCTGTTGTGTGACGTACAAGTAGGCCACTAAAGTTCGGATCGTTCAAACCATGTAGCGGGTCAGCTAACATAGCGTAGGATTTACCACCACCAGCTGCGCCACCATAGAGAACCTCACGTTCTGATGCGCTCAAGAAGTATGACTGTGGCCCTGGGTTTGGCTTGAATACTACCTCTTGTGCTAACTCTACGTCAAAATCAGCTGCCTTAACTGTAGCAGGTACGGTTTTAGGCTCTTCAATCTTCTCTGATACTGTAGCTACCGACTCGGCCTTGCTCAAGTTTTTCGATCTGCGAGAGCGCTTCTTTGAGCCGCTGGGTGAGCTTGCGTTTAATTGCAGCTGATTTCTTACGTTTTTGCTCAACTTTAATTCTCTTATGTAATCCCATGTGTGAGATGTATCGCCCAGTAGTCTTACTTAACCATATCGCTACTTCACGATAAGAATACTGCTTTAAGTGCCGCTTGGCAAGCTCTAATGCTTCTAATTCTTCTGGAATAGGTTCTAACAGCCTGTCATTTTCTGGGTGAACTCTATAACCAAAAGGAACTTGCCGTAAGGAAACACGAGCTATTACATGCCACTCTTTCTCCTCACCCTTAAAAGGTTTTGGTAGCTCCCAAAAACCTAGATCTCTATCGTAGTCATATTTTGACAATGTTACTCGTTAGAACCTTCTTTTGGTGGTAAGTAAAAGATGCCACCTCCATTAGAAGTTACATCTACTTTATCTACCTTACCAAGTCCTGCACGATCAAGCAAGTCCTTAGCAGCAGCCATCTTCTCTTTGATTCCTAATTCAGTAGGATCTGAGAGGGCATCAACTAAAGCCATAACAGCCTTAGGCGCAGAACGAGCAAAGTGTGTACGTGTAGCAGCACCAATCTCATCTTTAAGAGATTCAACAATAAGGCGTGTAGGTGTTTTATCACTGTAGCCAGCTAATTGCTTAGCACGAACAACATCTCCACCCGCCTCATCAAATAAGACTTCTAGGAACTTTTGCTGGTTCTCTGTTAAGTTACGGGCCATAGTATATTCCTTATAGAGGATTATCGACTAGCTCATCATACGCTTTCCATATATCATCTACTTCTGTCTGTAGAGTATCTAGCGTATCGCCTAGTCCATCTGTAATAGTTGTAGCCTTATCTACTTGGCTACGCAAGTCTAAAAGCACCTTCTGCTGCTCTAAGATCTGTGACATGTTTGTGCTTAGCTGTGCAAGCTTCTGGTTCAAACCACGTACATCGTTGTCTGCAATAGCCTGCTCTAGTGTTTGAATACGAGATACAAGCCTAGCTTCTAGTTCTTGTAGCTTTGTAATTAGCAAAGAATCTAGTACTACTATCTCACCAGCTAGAGTGTTCTGAACCTCTGTGAGGTTGCGCTGGGCTACAGTCTCTACCTTAGTTACTCTGGTAGTAATCTCCGCAGCTTTTGCATTGAATGCAGCACTATTCTCCGCTACTTCTGCAATGCCAGCCTCTACACCGTAGAAACGCTGTAATGTATCATAAGACCAATACACACCACCTGCAACTGTAGAAAGAACTGGAAGTGCCACAGCAACCATCCAGCCCTTAATGTTGTATCCACCTACGCTAAACTCAAAGTCCATCATTGTGTTGGCATCGCCCCATACTGATTAATGTATTCACCTGCTGCGTAGATCTCTGTAGCACTCTTCATCTCAGGTGTTAAGTAACCCTGGAAGCCTGTACCAAAACCTGAGTCATCCCAAGTGATAACAAACTCATCAATAGACTGTGTATATGTGATAGCTGTGTAGCTACCAACCATGTAGTTACCCTGTGCAGCGTAGTTGTCTACAGATGCTGTAAGTTCATCGTTGTTAGCCGCAGCCATGAAAGCACCAGCCTGTTGAGCAAAAGTCTCTACTGCTGTTACTGCCTCGTTATACTCGTTAACTTCAGCAGCGTCTAAGCTATATGCGTCTGTCTCTAGCTTAGCCTGTAGCTCAACCTGCTCAGGCTTAGTGTCTGCCTCAGATGCGATAGAAGCGACCTCAACTGCTGTCATAACTACAGCTGTAGCAGCAGTCAGGTTATCTACTGCAGTGTTCAAGCTATTCATAGCCGCTGCATGTTCTTGCATAAATAACTGCTCAGCTGTACTAGCAATGGCATAGTCATGCTTCAGTATAAGGTCTTTAGCTTCTAGGTATGCACCTAGCTCATCTGTGGTAATGATACCCTCACTAAGTGCATCATCGTTAATCACACCACCGATAGCAGCATAACCTACAGCACCTACAGTCATAACACCACTGTTAGTGATACGATCCTGAATATCGCCAATAGAAGCGATAAGCATGTCAATCTTCTCTTGACCAGTTAGCTCGTAGTTAGTCTCTTGTGCGCTTACTGCTGCGGAAACGATCACTAAGGCTGAGCTTAGGAGTATCGTCTTCAAAGATCTCTTCATCTGTGTCTTCCTCTCCTACCCTAAGTAAGGTATCCCAAAACGCTTTGTCTGTCTCATACCCAACGATATAAAGCGCTGGACTCTCTCTGTACTTCTTTATCGCTGCCTTCCCCATAAGCAGCTTACCCGTCTTACTGTCGTTGATAGGGCATGGGGTATTAGCTAACATCATACTACGGAACACTACAGGGTCTTGGCACAATACAGATATAGCGGATACCTGTAACCCTAAGCCACCTACTTGCTGGGGTGCTCCTAAGAGCCTAGCGTTCTTACGTCTGTTACAGGCTTCATCCTGCTCCATCTTACCAGAGGATAAACCTAAGACGCTTATCTGTATCCCTGTAGAGCTAGGTAGTAAGCAACTATCGTTACCGCCACCACCCATCATCGTAGGAGCTATCGCTGACATAACAGGGGCAGCTGAACCAGCACCCGTAGCGTTGTAGTTGTTAGTTACTGACTCCTCAGAGTTGTTACTGTCTACGGTACTGTGGTCATAACCGTTAGAGAAGTCGCCTGTAACATCACCAGCCTGTGCAGTCATCCCCAATAACATCACGGAGATCAGGGTCACTGCACATAAGCTGTAGAGCGGCGTCTTTCTGACCGATGTATGTAAGAGTTTGTGCATCTAAGTTCCGTTGGCATTTGCTATCATTAGCCGGGCAAGAGGAAGGTAAGACCACAGATGAAGTACTACATGCAGTAGTTATACTCATACAAACCAGAAATGCAAGACTATTTAAAGTTGCCTGCCACGACATTGCGGATTTCACCACGTGCGATACCGATGTCATGCAGTTCTTTGTCTGACATATTAGTGAGAATCCAGTAGTCTGCACGTGCTTGTTGTGCCTTTTGTAAGCTTGCCAAGAAG